GACGGTGAATATGATTTTAAAACTAAGGAGGTAAGTTTATGGATGCAGTAATTTCAGAAGTTAAGGTAACAGAAAGAGCCGCTGATCCTGTCAACAGCCCAGAGCATTACAATGCAGGGAAGATAGAAACAATAGATTACATTGTAGATGTGCTAGGGGAGTTTGACGCTATCTCCTATTGTCACGGAAACGTAATTAAATACACCAGCACTAGGCTATGGAACAAAGGCAAACCTATTCAGGATGCAAAGAAGGCTGTCTGGTACTTAAACAAGATGATTGAATTAATGGAAAAAACCGAAGGGGAGAACTGGGGATGAGAAACGATTTAGGTGGAGCAAGTTATGAACAAATTACAGGAATGTTTGAAGGGTTTGACTGGTATCAAAGTAAGTGTGCCGCCACAGCCGTCTTCCCTAAAGACTCATCGCTAGTATATCTAACTATGGGTCTAGCAAGCGAGGCAGGTGAAGTAGCAGGGAAGGTTAAGAAAAAGATTAGGGACGGAGAGCCAGCTAACTTTAAAGAACAACTAGCATCAGAACTGGGAGATGTGTTCTGGTATCTAGCTATGTTGACAGACGAAGCAGGACTGAACCTGAGTGACATTGCATTTAATAATTTAAACAAACTATACAAGCGTAAGATTAACGATACGCTACAAGGCTCAGGAGATGACCGATAATGGATTCATATCAACAGTACATACACAAATCCCGTTACGCTAGGTGGCGGGAAGAAGATAATAGAAGAGAGACATGGAAGGAGACTGTACAACGGTACATTAACTTCTGGGTAGATAGAGGACAGTTAGATACTACACTAGCGTATGAACTCTTTGATGCTATCTACAAGCAAGAAATTATGCCGTCCATGCGTTGTCTAATGACAGCGGGTGAGGCGTTGAAGCGGGACAACATGGCAGGGTTTAACTGCTCCTATGTTGCCGTAGATAACCAACGAGTATTTGATGAGATACTTTACGTATTAATGTGTGGCACAGGTGTAGGCTTCTCCGTGGAGCGTCAGGCTGTAGCCAAGTTACCAACAATTAGTGAGGAGTTCCATGAAACAGAAACTACAATCCATGTCCAAGATAGCAAAATTGGTTGGGCTAAAGCTTTCCGTGAGTTGGTTAGTCTTTTGTATTCGGGTCAAGTGCCTACTTGGGATGTCTCTAAGTTACGGGCTAAAGGTGAAAGGCTTAAAACATTTGGTGGTAGATCGAGCGGGGCTGATCCTTTGGTTAGGCTTTTCGAGTTTACTGTTTCTACTTTCAAGAACGCTGCTGGACGTAAGCTAACGAGTATTGAATGCCATGACATTGTTTGTAAAATTGCTGAGATCGTTGTTGTTGGTGGTGTGCGTAGGTCTGCTCTCATCTCTCTATCTAACTTGTCTGATGACCGTATGCGTCATGCGAAGTCTGGGAATTGGTGGGAGACACAAACACAAAGAGCGTTGGCAAACAACAGTGCCGTCTACAATGAGAAGCCAGAGTATGAAACCTTTTTGGAAGAATGGGTAGCACTCTATAAGTCCAAAGCAGGGGAACGAGGTATCTTCTCCCGTACTGCCGCAAAGAAACAAGCAGAGAGAAATGGACGTAGAGATGTAGGTCACGATTTTGGGACTAACCCTTGTAGTGAGATTATCCTACGCTCTGCACAGGTATGTAACTTGTCTGAGATTGTAGTACGCTCTGATGACACACAAGAATCTTTAGAACGTAAGACACGACTAGCAACAATACTGGGAACACTACAGTCAACCCTAACTGACTTTAGATATGTACGATCTGTGTGGAAGAACAACACACAAGAAGAATGTTTACTTGGTGTAAGTATGACAGGCATCATGGATCACAAGTTGTTATCAGGTAAGGGTAGCCTTGTTGTCTTGAAAGAGACACTAGAGAAACTGAAGAAGATTGCTGTACAAACCAACAAGCACTTTGCGGCTGAGTTAGGTGTTAACCAATCGACAGCTATTACGTGTGTGAAGCCGTCAGGTACAGTGTCCCAACTGGTAGACAGTGCTAGTGGTATCCATGCTAGGTTCTCCCCTTATTATATAAGACGAGTACGAAGCGATGGTAAAGACCCTATCTCTGCATTCTTAAAAGACTCAGGTGTGTCGTGGGAGAAGGATGTAATGAACACAGAGAACTACGTGTTTGACTTCCCTGTGAAAGCTCCCAAGGGTGCAACTTGTGTGAACGAGCTTAATGTGCAACAGCAGTTAGATTTGTGGGAGATATATCAGGAACACTGGTGTGAACATAAGCCTAGTGTAACCATCTACTACTCTGATGACGAGTTCTTGGCAGCAGGGCAATGGCTATGGGAACGACTAGATAGCTGCTCAGGTATTAGCTTCCTGCCTCGAACTGACCATGTGTATGCCCAAGCTCCTTATGAAGCAATTGATAAGGACAGGTATATGGAACTTAAACGAGAGACCCCTTCAGAGATTGAATGGGACAGGCTAGGTGAATATGAAAAAGAGGACACCACTACTGGAACTCAGGAGTTGGCTTGCTCGTCAGGTTCATGCGAAATATAGGAACTGGATAACGGTGTTGGAGGTAGTAACTTGCCTCCACATCATCGCTAACGTCTGGCTACACTTCCCGTCATAACTGGGCTGGCTCTAACCACCCCCTATAGAGAGTAACAAATGAAGAATAATATATTCATAAGTGAAGATTTAGTACAATATTTAAGGAAACTTTTTCCCAACAAACTCCCTAATAAAAGAAATATATCAGAGAATGATATAGCATTTTTACAGGGGCAACAATCCGTCATTGAGCGCATGGAACTCATGTTAGAGAATGACCAACCAGAAGAGATTTAATTATGTGTATAGGTAAAACCCCTAAAGCCCCACCACCACCACCCACTATAGTAGCACCCCCTCCACCAGAGAAAGCTCCCGCTGAACTTGAGGATGCTGTGGACTCTAACGCCACCGCTTTGAAGAAAAAGCGTAGAGGTGCTAAAGGTCAACTTGGTCGTGGAAGTTCTGGTACTCAGTACAAAGGCGCAAGTAGCGGAACTGGTTTAACAATTAAAAAATAGGATATAAATGATGCACGATCAATCTATAGCCAAAGCTTATGAGAACATGGCGGCAGATCGTGATGCTTTTCTTACACGAGCGAGGTCTTGTGCGGAGTTAACAATCCCTACACTTATGCCCCCTGAAGGGCATACAGGGTCAACTCAGTACGACACCCCTTATCAGTCAGTAGGCGCAAGAGGTGTAAACAATCTTGCTTCTAAACTACTGATGACTCTTCTCCCTCCTAACCAAGCATTCTTTCGTTTAACTATAGATGATTATGATCTAGTAGAGTTAGGCGGTGATGCCAGAGGTAAGGCAGAAGAAGCACTAGCTCGTATTGAAAGATCAGCAACACAAGTCATAGAATCAAAAGCCATTCGAGTTCCAACATTCGAGGCACTTAAGCAATTAATAGTAGCGGGTAACGCTTTAGTCCATATGCCGCCCAAGGGTGGAATGAAAGTATTTAGACTAGATCGTTACGTTGTTCAACGAGACACGATGGGCAACATCTTAAAGATTATTACCAAAGAGACAGTAGCGTATGACGCTCTGCCTAAAGATGTCTTACAGGCTCTAACAGAAAACCCTGACTATGAATTAGATACCAGTAAAAAAGAATGTGATATTTTTACCTGTATTAAAAAAGTTGGTAAGAAGTTTGAAGTGCATCAAGAAGTCCATGACGTTGTTATTGAAAGCACTAAAGGTTCATACGCAGAAGACAAACTACCTTGGATGGCACTACGCTTTATTGCTGTTGATGGCAACCACTATGGTCGTTCTTTCTGTGAAGAAATCGTAGGTGATTTAAAATCACTAGAAGCATTAACCAAAGCTATTGTCGAAGGTAGTGCTGCCAGTGCTAAACTCTTATTCTTAGTAAGACCAAACGGTACGACTAAGATGAGAAGTATTGCAGATGCCCCTAACGGTGGTATTGTCTCTGGTGATGCTAATGATGTAACTACTTTACAAGCCAATAAGTTTAATGACTTTAGAGTAGCACAAGAAACAATGCAGAAGATTACAGAACGCTTATCCTTTGCTTTCTTACTTAACAGCTCTGTTCAACGACAAGCTGAGAGAGTAACAGCAGAAGAAGTGCGGTACATGGCACAGGAGCTAGAGACAGCTCTAGGTGGCATCTACTCTGTACTATCACAAGAGTTCCAAGTTCCCCTAGTCAACCTCCTTCTAGCGAAGATGCAGAAAGAAGGTAAGATGCCTAAGTTCCCTAAAGACACCTTAAAGCCACAGATCGTTACTGGTCTAGAAGCTCTTGGTCGTGGACAGGACTTAAACAAACTAAGCCAGTTCTTACAAATGCTACAACCACTGGGACAGCAAGTTATTGCTAGTGAGTTAAACATTGGAGACTACTTAGATCGTCTTGGCGCATCGCTAGGTATTGATACACAGGGTCTTGTTAAATCTGATGAGCAGAAGATGCAAGAACAACAAGCTATGCAAGAACAGATGCAACAACAGCAAATGATGGCAATGGCAGAGAAGGGCGTAGCCCCTGCTATTAAAGGCATGACTGAAGCTGCACAACAACCGCAAGCTGAAGAATAAAACTAAAAGAGACTATTATGAATCAAGAAAGTATTAGTACACACGAAGAACAAACAGAGTCACAAGAACACATCGATGAGATGGTTGCTAAGAGTGACGAACTGGATAGGTTAAACGACCCGTCCCAAGGTGATCGACCAGATTGGTTGCCTGAGAAGTTTAAAAATGCAGAACAGATGGCTGAAGCTTATGGTCATCTAGAGAAAAAGTTAGGTGGGGAAAGTGTAGAGGAAGGTGTTGAGCCTGAAGCTGCACCCGAACCAACTCCACAAGAAGAAGCAAGTGACGTTAGAGAAGCAGTAGAAAACGCTGGCGTTGATTTTGATTCTTTACAGTCGGAGTATAACGAACAGGGAGGGCTATCGGAAGATGCTTATAACAAGCTTAGTGAAGCTGGCTTCCCACAAGATTTGGTAAACAGTTGGATACAGGGACAAGAAGCCCTAGCAAACAACTATCAAAAAGCTGTCTATGAAAGTGTAGGCGGTGAACAAGCTTACGGTGACATGATTAACTGGGCGGGCGATAACTTATCGGATAACGAAATCGCTGCCTTTGATCGAGCTGTAGGTTCAGGAGACGTTGATATGGTCAAGTTGGCTGTGTCAGGATTACAAACTCAGTATCAAGCTGCGGAGGGTACAGACCCATCTTTAATAGGTGGACAATCCAGTAACTCAACAGGCGGTAATTATAGTTCTTGGGCAGAAGTAACCCAAGCTATGAGCGACCCACGATACAACAGTGATCCAGCATACCGTCAGTCTGTTTCGACTAAGATAGCTCGAAGCAACATACAATAGTCTCTTTATGCCCTCTTCGGGGGGCTTTTTTAACAGGAACGAAACACAACAATTAATTACCTTTGACCCCTGCGGGGACAATCTAAGCGGAAAGATTAAGTGTTAAGTGACTAAACATTAAACATTCATTTAAACATTTAACAAAAGGTAAAATATTATGTCTTATACTGCATCCCGATTGGGTGAAAATGCTGCTACTGGTACTAATGCCAAGGAACTCTTTCTAAAGACGTTCACTGGTGAAGTGCTTACAGCGTTTAACGCCAACAACATCGCAATGCCACTACACCGTGTACGCACAATCTCTTCAGGTTCTAGCGCACAGTTCCCACTAACAGGTATCGCTACTACTGCAACTCTTGCAGCTGGTAACGAAGTATCACCTAGTGCTATCGCTCACAGTGAGAAAGTAGTTAACATCAATGATCTTCTAACCTCTTCAGTTTTCATTGCGAAAATTGATGAAGCGATGAACCACTATGATGTTCGCTCTATCTACTCATCTGAGATCGGTACTGCTCTAGCTAACGCTGCGGATCAAGCTGTATTTACTGCTATCGCTGCTGCAACTGACGATACTGCTGAGTATGCTCAAGGTGCTAACCAGAACAATGCTGACATTGAAATTGCTGGCACTCCTTCTGCTTCTAGCGGTACTGACGTAGCTGAAGCCATCTTCCAAGCTCTAGAAGCTCTAGATACTAAGAACGTAACTGGCGAGAAGTCTGTTGTCCTAGACGCAGCTACTTACTACAAAATGTTCGCTGGATCTGCTTCTAACCTAGCTGGTGTGATGAGTTCAGACTTCGGTACAGGTGGTAACTTGAACACTGGTACTGTTCCACAAATTGGTGGAGCTAAAGTGTATATGTCTAACAACCTGCCTTCAGGTTCTAAAGGCTTAGTATTCACTAAAGATGCTGCGGCAACAGTTAAGCTATTAGACTTAGGCGTTGAATCAGAGTATCAAGTTGCAAAACAAGGTACACTAATGGTAGCTCGCTACGCAATGGGTCACAGCTCATTACGTCCTGAGTGTGCTGTTAAACTGACTAACGCTTCGTAAGATTAGTTTAGTAAACTTTAAGAACACCTCCTTCGGGGGGTGTTTTTTCTTTATTTTTTCATTGAGGTAAACATGACAACTCCAACAACACAGCTTCAGGCTGTAAACTCTATGCTCTCGACCATTGGCGAAGCACCAGTCAACAGCTTAAGTTCTGGTTTAGTTGATGCCGAAACGGCTGAGACTGTACTCAATGAAGTTTCAAGAGATGTTCAGTCATTTGGCTGGAACTTCAACACTGAGCTAGATGTACTAAGAGGTAAAGATGCGTATGGCAAAGTACTGCTAACCGACAACACCTTGCGAGCTGACCTAGCTAGTTCAGTAACTAAGTACAGAAGTAACAAGAATGAATATGTACAACGTGGTCTGTTTATGTACGACAAAGTACAACACACATACCATATCAACAAAGATTTAAAACTAGATATTGTCTATATGTTAGACTTCACAGAAATACCAGAAGTAGCAAGACGATACATCACAATTAAAGCTGCACGATTATTTCAAGAAAGAGTAGTCGGTAGTGATAACCTCTCAGCCATGAACAGAGCTGATGAGCAACAAGCCCTATTCGCTTTGAAAGAAATGGAAAGCGAGAACGGGGACTATAACATATTTGACGATGGAGGCACGTATAGTGTTCTTGATCGTTCAATCGGACACAAGGTGATCTAAATGGCTTTAGTTTCTAAAAGCATCCCCAACCTCATTAACGGGGTGTCTCAACAACCCGCAGCACTACGACTAGATAGTCAGCTTGAATTACAGGAAAATGCTTTCTCTGATGTGGTTGACGGGCTTAAGAAACGCCCACCTACAAAGATTATACAAAAATTAAAATGTGTTGACCCTGCCTCTGTAATGTCTGGCAGCGCCCTCTCATCTAATCAAAACACTAAAGCATACGCATGGGCTACTGAAGATGTTCCCAACCTAGACAAGGCTTTTTTTCACACCTACAAACGCAGTGATGATGAGATATACCTAGTCGTAATTACACAAACGGATGGCAGTCACGTAGAGAATGCTCCTAACAACGTCAACTTTCATACAAGAAAGGTTCTTGTTTATGATCAAAACTGTAATTTACGTTTTGAATCTCAAGTGGCAAGTTGGGATGCAAATGGAGATTGGATTGCTTGGGATGCCAGCTCAACAGGCTATCTCCCCGATTATTCAGTTTCAGGTGTAGCCACGCTACAGAACATTAACTTTAATAATGATCTTACTGCAACGACAGTTGCCGATGCCACCTTCATTGTTAATAAGAAAAAAACTATTACAGATGCCTCTAGTAGTTCTAGTTCGTCTCCTTCAAATGTTATTTACTCACACCCTAGAACGGCTCTAATATATTTAAAGAGTGTTAACTACGGGCGTGAATATACAGTACAGTGTATAGGTGACGATAATCCAAACGCCCTTAGACTTTCTCAATCTTCAGCTACTACGCCAAAACAAATAACAGCAACTACTACTAACTCACAAACGATTAATAATGATGGTCTTAAAACATCTACCGTTGTGAATAGTTTAAGAAGCCTTTCTACATCAGGCGGAGGCTCTATGGCTCTACGCCCAAGCGGGCATAA